TTCCCTAACCCAGCGTTCCACGACATGGCGAGTACCGTACAGCAGCAACAGCGTTTTGCTTACGCGCATCGGTGATATCTGTTTCATGGGCGGCAACGTGAAATTCAACAATAGCGGGCAGAACAATTACACGACGGCTCAGGAGAAGATCCCCGAAGGGTATCGACCCGTCAGCGTCAATACGCCCGTGGCCGTTTTCGGTGGTGAAACGACATTCATCTGTTACGGCGAGGCCAATGGCACCGTCACGATGCTCGGCAACCCGAACAGCGCGTATGCGGGATGCACCGGCGTATGGCGCACCACCGACCCCATGCCCGCGTAGTTTTCCCTAACCCAGCGTTCCACGACATGGCGAGTACCGTACAGCAGCAACAGCGTTTTGCTTACGCGCATCGGTGATATCTGTTTCATGGGCGGCAACGTGAAATTCAACAATAGCGGGCAGAACAATTACACGACGGCTCAGGAGAAGATCCCCGAAGGGTATCGACCCGTCAGCGTCAATACGCCCGTGGCCGTTTTCGGTGGTGAAACGACATTCATCTGTTACGGCGAGGCCAATGGCACCGTCACGATGCTCGGCAACCCGAACAGCGCGTATGCGGGATGCACCGGCGTATGGCGCACCACCGACCCCATGCCCGCGTAGTTTTCCCTAACCCCGGCGGAGTACGCGCCGTATATCCAGTGCGCCGGGCATACGGTAACGACCGGTGGTGACGGCACGTTCTGGGTGGGCGTCAAGTCGCCGAACGGCAAGCCTCCGGACTATGCCTCGTACACGGTCGGACCTTTCGGCACCGGGTTCAATGACGAGGACGGCATCATCGCCCACCTATGGGACGTGACCGCCACCGGAGTCCGGTTCCGCCTCTACACGACGCGCTATCAGCGGTGGTGCGGCAAGACCGCGATATTCGGCAGATGGATTGCCGTATGGCGCCGCTAGCTGAACGTGACACCGTCGGGGATTGGCAAGGTGCGAGGCGTGTGCATGCACCGGTCTCCGTTGGACAAGCCGCCGACGACCATGATGGTGCCGTTCGCGTTCCAAGTCGCTTGTTTCGCCCAATTGCCGACTGGCAAAGCCCACAGGCAGCCGAGAGACACCGCCTTGGACGGTTTCACTCCCGCCGCGTATTGGAACACCGGGTAATCGTGGCTCAGGTTCACCGTGCTCTTGAACCCGCTCAAGTCCACGTGGAGCAGTCGATTACGCTCGTCCACGACGATCTGCATACCGCCGCCGTAGGCGTCCGGGTTGAAACTGCTCGTGTCCTGCCACTTGAATTTCGCGTACAGGAGCGGCTGGGTTAGGGAATCCCACACGGATGACATTGGTTGGAGGATGTTGAACATGGGTTCGGGTTCGCCGATGGTGATGCCGTCGAGCGGGACTCTGTACAGCGCCATGTCGTAGGTGGTGGCTCCCTGCGATATGGGGGTTGTGTTGAGGGTGGGGTCAACCGGGGTTCCGGTTGTGGGTGTGCCTTTGACGACGACGAGGTTGGCGGATTCTATGGAGTCGCCGACTTTGGTGTAGCGGCAGCAGATGATGTCGTTTCTTTTTTGGCCTTGGCTGCCGTTGGTGATGATGAGGTCGGCGGGTTTGTCGTTGCTGGCATGGTAGCCCTGCATGACAAGATCGCCGCCAGCGATGGTGACCTTGTTGGCGCTAACGACGTTGATGGCGAATCGGTCCTTTGTGGACAGCACGTAGTCGTCGCCGCCGATGACGCCTGCGTGGAGGGCCGCGTCCTGTGCGGCGGTGACGTGGGGTTCGCCCGCGTGCCCGGTGACGAGTTCCATGGTCATTGCCTGCCTCCGTTCTTCTTCCATGATTCGAAGCTGTTGTCGGCGTCCCTGAGACGGTTGACGTATTCCTGGTGGCAGTTGGAGCAGAAGAAGTAGCCGTGTTGGTTGCCGTCGGCGTCGAGGCGTTGCACGTCCCACCAGTCGTTTTTCAGGGCGTCTGCGTTCGATGGGGTGTACCAGGCGAATCTTCCGCATCGGTCGCATTCGGCGACGATGCAGTCGTTGTTCTTGGCCATGACGTTCCTTTCTATGAGGCTTCGTAGTCGATGCTTATGGAGCCGTTCTTGGTTTTGGTGATTTTCTTGGTGACGGTCGCTTGGACGGTGATGCCGGTGATCTGGTCGCGTGCGGCGACGGTGTCGCCTACATCCATCTCGATCTCGGTGCCGTCGCGCACGGTGACTTTCACGTCGCCTTGTGATTGCATGCCGATGAGTTTGTCGCGGGTCTTGGCGTCGAGCTCGTCGGATTCGGCGTTCGAGTAGTCGTAGGTTTGGGCGATCTCCTCGGTTCCGTGCAGGCTTTGGTTCTGGCTGACGTTGCCGTCCTTGTCGGCGTACCAGTGGACCACGGTGCGGTTCGCGAGTTCGCCTTTGCCGAGGCCGATGAGGTGGTTGACGCGGAGCCATGTGCGGGTCGCATCGAAGTCGATCAGGTCGGAGTCGATCGAGTCGCCGTAGTGGGCGGCGGGTTCTGCCCAGATCTCTACGTGTCCAGACCTGTAGGCGAGTCTGAGTTTGAGCCCGTTGGCCGCGCACATCGCCCTCAGTCCCGCATAGCAGTCGGTGTAGCGGGCGACTTGATAGGTCTTGATGTCGGGGTCGCCGATGCCCGGTGGTGGTGCGACGGCCTGGAACAGGGGGGCGAGACCGACACGGTTGACGATCATGCCGATGACCGTGGAGGCTTTGCCGGAGACGACGAGGTAGTTCTGGCCCGTGTCGGGGGCGAGGATCTTGTTGGCGAGGATGCCATGCCAGGTCCTGCCGCCATAGGTGAGGGTAGAACCGCCGCGTTCGAGCCGGTCGCGCAGCGAGTCGATGACGCCGCCGAGCTCCGAGCCGTCCGCGTACACGTAGCTGCCGGGTTCAAGCATTCGGTCCACCGTGAGTTCGAAGTCGTTTTCGTCGGCTCCCCAGGCGGCGTCGAGGGCGTAGTCCTCGATGACGGCGCGGTCGATGTGGCCGGCGTCGGTGACGATCAGGTCCATGGCGGTTCGCTCTCCTCTTCGAAGACTGTCAAGTCGAAGCCGAATCCCCGCCATTCGACGGGGCTGTCGCCGGGCGGTATGGGTTGGAAGATGTAGTTTCCGCCGTCCAGTCCGTCGCCGCGTTCGGCCTTGGCGAAAATGTCGGTGACGTCGCCGTTCTCGGCCGTCAGTGTGACGCTTTTGCGGCCGGCGATGCCGACGATGGTCGCAAAAGCACCGCTGGGGATGTCGGTGGTCAGCTTGTACCGGTTGCCGCCGATGGTGATGGCGGGCGCGGTCGCGGGTCCGAAGATCGTCATCTGGAACGGCATGGCCGTGGGCTGCGGGTTGTGTGCGGTGGCGTTTCTGGTGGTCGGCTTGTAGTCATGCTCGTAATCGTGCGGATAATCCAGGTCGAGGCCGGGCTGGAGTGAATCGCTCCAGAAGCGTTGCACTTCCCCGGCCTTACGCCAGATGCCGTCAAGCATGACCACGGTGAGCTTCTGCTGGATTATCACCGGCGTGATGGTCTGCGGCTCCGCCTTGACCACGTAGGCGCGAGTCGTCCAGCCGTCAGCATCAAACATGCCCGGCGTTCCTGCGGCAACGTCGGCATCGAACAGGCGGCGCGTCCAGTCCGCCTTCTCCGGGCACCGCAGGTAGGTGAGTTCCAGGTCGGTCTCCCTCGCGGTGCGGGTCACGCCGCTCAGGCTCCTATAGCCGAGGTCGTAGCTCCATGAGCGGCCTCGGATGCCTTCGGCGGTCTGCGCGAAGATGTCGGGGCCGCTCATGACGATCTCGTCGCCGGTCGACGCGCACACATATTTAAGCGTTTGCATACTTGCGTATCAGCCTTCCTACTTCGCGCCCGTCGACCTCGACACCTAATGCCTGCAGCATGGTCGGGATGTCCGCGTGCAGGGCGACCAGTGCGGCGAGCAGCTGTTCCAGCAAGGCGGTCTGCATGGAGGCCTGTTCATTGCCGTCGCGCAGCATGCCCGTGCCTCCGCCAATGGTTCCGATGGACGGCGAGCCGAACGAATGGTCGTCGAGCGTGAGTCCGGCGGCTATCCGGTCGAGGCTGCGGTTGACGATCCGCTGGCTCTGATCGATGCCCTCGGCCATGCCGCGGCCTATCATCACGCCGACCTGGTCCCTGAACACGCGGGACGGCGAATGGATGCCGAGCTTGTCCTTGACCCAGTTCAGAGCGTCCTTGGCGGCACCGACCGCCGCGTCGACGAGCTTGCCGGCGGCGGATGTGACGCCGGAGGCGATGCCGGTGATGATGTTCATGCCGACCTCGCCCCAGTTCACGCTTGTGAACCCGTTCCAGATGGAGCGCACGATGGCGGGGATCTTGCCGATCAGCTGCGGTATGGCGCTGGCCAGACCGTTGGCGAGGGTCACGAGGATCTTCACGCCCGTCTGCAGGATCTGTGGCAGGTTCGCGGCTATCGACTGCACGAGGTTGCCGATGATGGTGGGTGCCTGTGCGATGAGCTGCGGCAGCGCGTTCATCAAACCCTGCGCGAGGCCGAGCAGCAATTGCATGCCGCTGTTGAGCAGCTGGCCGGCGTTGGATGCCAATCCGTTGACGAGCGCCATGATCATGTCGAGAGCGGCCGGCAGCAGCGTGGGCAGTTGCGAGGCCAGCCCGTTGACCAACGTGGTGACGATGAGCACGGCGGTGGTCATCAGCTGGGGTGCGTTCGTGCTGATCGCGTTCATCAGCGCGGTGAGGATGGCCGCGCCCTGGGCGAGCATGGCCGGCAGGCTGGCGGTGATCTGCATGTTCAGCTGCTGCAGCAGTGTCGGCAGTTGCGCGGACAGCTGGCCTATCATCGCGAACAACTGCCCCTGCATGCTCTGGTCCAGCATGCCGAGGCCCACGACCAATGCGGCGATGATGCCGGCGATGCCCATGTACTTCATGAAATTGCCGGGGCTGAAGAACGACCCGAACAGGGAGCCGATCTTGCCGAGCCCCGTCTGGACCTTTGGACCGACCATGTTGCCGATGCCGCCGAACACGTCGCCCAATCCTGAGACGATCGGCCCTGTGGCGGACTTCACCTTGCCGGCTATCGACGACAGGCCGGACACGAGGCCGCTGTCCGACACCTTGGAGAACACGCCGGAGAATCCTCCGCCGACCTTGGCGCCCAGCGTCTTGATGTTCGAGTCGAGGGAGCTGGTGATCTTGCCGAACTCGACGCCCAGCCCGTTGGCCATGCCCGAGACGGACCGGCCGATGTCCGTGGACGCGAGCTTCGCCCCCAGTTGCTTGAGTGGGCCGGCGAGTCGTTCGCCGCCCTGCTGGACGCGGTTGACCGCGTTCGCGAACGGGTCGCCGTCCACGGCGAGCGCGGCGCGCAGGTCCTTGTTGAAATACGATTTGAACTGTTGCAGGCCGGACAGTCCTGATTGCAGTTGGCCGGGCAGTTGCTTCACGCCCGTGGTGAGTTTGTCGAATCCGCCGTCGCCGATTTTGCCGAGCGTGTCGAACACGTTGGTGATCTTGTCCACGTTGCCGCCGACCCCGGCGAACAATGCGAACGCTCCGGCCAATTGGCCGAGACTGCCGGCGATGTCCTGAACGGTGATGCTGCCGTCCTGCAAGCCCTGGCTGAATTGCTCGATGAGCTTGACGGCCCTGTCCACATACGGGGTGAGCTTGCCGTTCAACTGCTCCACGAATGGTGTGAGCTGGCTTGAGAGCGCGTCCACGGCCGGAATGGCCGCGTTGAACGTCTTGCGCAATGATTCGAGCGCGATCTTGCCGGGGCCTTCGCCCAATCGGCTGAGAGCGGCCTTCACGTTCGCCAATGCGCCGCTGAAGGTGTCGCCGGCGGCCAATGCGGCTCCGCCGAGGCCTTCCTGCATGGAGTCGGCGAATGTTTGGAAGTCGATTTTGCCTTTGGATACCATGTCGGAGACCTCTTCCGAGGTTTTGCCGAGGTGTTTGGCGAGCAGTTGGAGGACGGGTACGCCGGAGCTCATGAGTTGGAGCATGTCGTCGCCCTGCAGTTTGCCTCGGGCGGCGACGCTGCTGAAGATGGTGCCGATGTCGGTGAGGCTGCGGCCTGATATCTGTGCGGTGTCGGCGACGGTTTTGAGGACGTTGGTCATCTGCTGGCCGGATTTGATGCCGGCGGCGCTCAGGGTCGCGGCCACGGTGGCCGCGTCGCCCAGGCCGAACGCGGTGCCTTTGACGCTGGCGAGCGCGTTGTTCATGATCTCGGCGATGCTTTTGGAGTCGTGGCCGAGGCCCTTGAGTTTGGCCTGCGCGTTTTCGATGGCGAGGGCGCGTTGGAAGCCGCCTTTGGCGGCGAGTGCGGTGATGCCTCCGGCGATGGTGCCGATGGCTCCGAGTCCGACTTTGCCGATTTTGCCGAATGCGCCGCCGAATTTGCCGAGGATGCTGGTGCCGCCGGTCTTGGCGGCGTTGTCGGCGGCCTGGGTGATGTCGCCTTCGAGTTTCTTGCCGAAGTCCTTGCCGCTGGGGGCGACTTCGATGTAGACGACGCCGATGCTGCTTTCTGCCATCGGGGCTTCTCCTGTGTGGTTGGGAGGCCCCGATGGCGGTCGGGGTCATTCGATGTGGTAGTGGTCGTTGAGGCGTTTGCGGCGGGCCATGCGCGCCTCATAATCGGCGTGGGTTTCCGTGGCCGGTCGGCGGAACATGTCGGTTCTCCGGTCGGCCCATGGCCGGTAGCCTTTGCGTTTGAGTCGGCCTTCGAGTTCCATCTGGTCCCAGAGCGCGATTTCCGCTCCGGTGGGCGTGTATGACCATCCGGCGAGCGCGGCGAAGCTGTTGGAGGTGTGGTCGCGCAGGATTTCGCGGGTGAGCGCCCATGCGCTCTCGTAGTCGAGGTTGCCGGATGGTTTGCGGCCGGCTGGCGCGTCGAGCCATGCGTTGAGGTGGCATGGCTTCCAGACGCGCCGGTAGCGGGTCAGCCAGTCGGTGGTCAGCGCCGAGTGATGCTGTTGGTGGAGGATGAGGAGGTAAACGATTTTGGGTCGAGGCCCGATCCTTCGGCCCAGCCTTTGACGATGGCGCTGATCCAGCCGAGCGGGTTGCCGGCCTTCCGCAGCTTGTTCCACAAGGTCGGCTGCATTTCCTGCAGGTAGGCGAGGAACACGGCGGTGGCGTGGAACGTCTCCTCCTCGCTCAGGACGACCTTGCTTTTGACGATGAGCACGACGTTGACCAGTTCGATGGGCAGGTCGGCGGAGTTGAGGTTGGGGAGTGTGACTTCGGTGTCGAGTCCCTTGAGGCTGAGGCACACGTCGGGCTGCTGTTCGGCGTCGGTGTTGATGTCGGGTTCGATTTCGATGGGCTTGTTTTCTTCGCTCATGGCGGTCTCCTAAAAAATATTGGTTGCGGCGGTCGATGCGTGGAGGGTTCCCCGTCCGCAGGGACCGCCATCGGTGCGGGCGGGGAAGAATGTCAGGGTCAGGCGGTGACGGTGACTGGCACGGTCACGTTCTTGCCTCCGGCGGTGGCGGTGATGGTGACGGGTTTGCCGGTTTCGGTGGCGCTTTTGCCGGTCACGGTGACGGTGTTGCCGTTGACGGTGGCGGTGGCCTTCGCGGTGGCGCCGCTTGTGGCGGTGATGGTCCAGCCCGTGGCGTTCGCCGGGGAGACGGTCACGTTGAACGTCGCGGTGCGGCCGGCGGCGACGGTCAGCGTGTTCGGGGTGGCGGCCAGCGAGTCGACCTTGGTGGCCAGTCCGGCCTTCTCGGCCGCGAGCAGACCATAGACGTGGAACATGTAGCCGTCCGAGGCCTTGAACATCTTGAACGTGACGTTGAAGGTCACGACCTCCGTGGATACGAGGGTCATGTCGTCGCGGTCGGAGACCTTGCATTTGCCGATGGGCAGCACGATCGGGTTGCCGTACTGGTCGAGGCATGCGAGCACGGCCATGTATTCGATGTTCGTGGCCGCGTCCCTGACATGGAAGTTGCCGTCGGTGTCGGCCTTGACGCCGAAGTAGGCTTCGGCGATGTCCTGACGGCATTCGATGCCGGGTATCTGCAGGGTCCAGTAGCCGGGCTCCTGTTCGGAGACCACGATGTCGCCGTTGTGGCCCTTGATCTCGGTCTCGTCGCCCGGCTCGGGGTGCAGTACCGCGCCGTCCTCCGAGTTGTAGCCGACCGGCTTCTTGCCCTCCGGCGGCGTCCAGGTTTCGGAGTCGGGCATCGCGGGGATGTTCGGATCGTCGAGCTTCCACAGGAAGAGCGCGTAGTCCTTGATGAGTTTGACCAGGTCGGCGCGGTTGCCGCTGGTGATGTACGAAGTGTCTGTGGCCATTTGCCATACGCCTTTCGATGATTATGCTTGGTTGGTTTCGACGGTGAGCAGGAGCGTGAGGTACGCCATGAGGCAGCCGTTCTCGTCGCTCATGCGGATCGGCCCCGACTCGTGGTCGATGGTGACGACCGGCCGTGGCGGATACAGGCCGGTCAGATACAGTTCGATGTCGGCGGCGAGGTTCTGCGCGGCGTCGATGTCGCCGGTCCCGTCGTCGCGACGCACCCACACGGAGATGCGAAGGCGCGTCTGCTGGCTGACGGGCGTGGCCTTCCGGCCGGGCACGGCGACCAGCACGCATTCCCTGGACGGATTGCCCCGGTTGCGGACGGTGCCGAACCGCACGTCGGGAAACCGGTCGCGCAGACGTTCGAGCAGCACGGGTTCCACCCGGTTCGGGCGGACGGGTGGCCGGATGACGCTCATACGACCACCATGCCCAGCATCTGGCTCAGCACTCCGTGGGCCTGTTCGAACGCGGCCGGAGCGGTGGCGACAACGTTGGTGCGGTCGGTGTCCTCGTTGCGGTACACCTTGATCGCCGGATCCACGGCCGCCATGCCCTCCACCTGTTCCTGCACGTCGTCCATGACCGGTTTGACGGCGCGTTTGAGCACTTCGTCGCTGAAATTCGTGCGGTCGAGCACGACCTTGACCTTGCTCCGGGCCATCTACCCCTCCTTCAGTCTGACGTTGACGACGTCGCCGACGTGCGTGCCGTCGGGTTTCTCCCACACGCACACCACGCCGTCGACGGGCACCCGCCTGCCGCGCACGCCGATCAGGTCGGTGTCGCGGATGCCGGTGGGGGTCTTGGAACGGATGTAGATGGCGTGGTCCCAGGTCACGCCATGCGAATCGTCCGAGGACGTTTCCGGCGTGTTCACCGGGGCCACGAGCCCGTCGAAGCTCATGACGAGTTCCAGCGGGCCCTGCACGGTGTTGCCGTCGGCGTCAAGTCCGGGCTCGCCGCGCCAAACGTCGATGCGTTCCATCAGACCACCTCCCCGGATGCCATGTCGATGCTGAAGGCCAGCTGGCCACCCAAGCCGAGCACTGTGAGGTAGTCGTTGTTCCATCGCAGGTAGCCGTCCGGCGAAGCCCACGAGTAGGAGTTGGAGAAGGGGCCGGTGGTCTCGGTGTTCTGCGTGACCCCTGTGGGCACGCCGGACACCTGCTGCTCCATGGCGGTGCGCACCATCTGGCAGCAGACGATCTCGAGGCCGCGCCGGTGCGCCGTCCACCACGAATCCTCATGGGTCTCGGGGTAGACGGACACGTGGTTGCGGATGTTCTCGCTCGCATCGAGCAGCAGCTCGTCCGCCTGCGCCTGTTCGTCGGGCGTGAGCGTGTGCCAGCGTTTCTCCAGGTCCTCGTGCGTGGCGAACGGCTCGGGTTCATCGGCCATGACGGGCCTCCTTATCCGATGACGCCGGCGGCCTTGAGCGAGGCGAGCGCGGCGTTGAGCTTCTTCTTCGTCTCGTTCAGTTCGGTTACCACGGCGTCGAATTCGGCCTTGGTCGGCGTGGTGCCGGCGGCCGCCGTCGCATCGGCCGCGGACACGGCGGCGACGGACGCACCTTTCTTCACGCCTCCCAGCGCCGCGGTGGTGGCGGCGGGCAGTGTATAGGCGGAGCCGCCGGTGAACGGCGTACCGTCGGGGTTCCACAGGCGTGCCGGCACGTCCATGGCCCCGGTCTTGTGTTTCTTCTTGCCTGCCGGCTGGATGATGAAGTCCTGGGTGAACGCGCTCATCAGTCACCCGCTTCCGTGGAGGACTTGAGCACGGCGAACGCCTTGGGTTCGATGACCGCGTAGGAGAACATGGCCTCGGTGCGGTAGGCGATCTGGTTGTGGGCTTTGAGGTCGACGCCGGTCTGGTCGGGGTCGCCGTAGGGGATGATCTCAGACGTAATGTCGCGCACCATGCCCCATTTGATGAGGCTGAAATCGCCCATGATGGCGAGCACGTGGGTGGGTGTCTTGGCCTTGGCCCCGTTGACGGTGGCGCTGGTGGCGGCCTTGATGCCGTCGAGGGTGCCGACCTGCAGGTTGAGCGGGATCTCGGGGTAGTAGCGCATGCCGGTGGCGGGTACGCGGATCTTGCGCAGGCGGGAGGCCCACGTGCGGCTGATGGCGATGCCGTTGATGTCGTAGGTCTCGTTGAGCTGGTCGGCCAGGTTGTCGACGTTGGTGATGTCGTCGTCTCCGGCGGTGACCTGCATGGCGCGGGCCGTGAGCGCGTCGAATCCGGTGAGGGGTTCGCCGGTCTTGGGGTTGATGGCGTGGTAGACGACGTAGTCGAGGGCGCGGCCGATGGCCTCGGCCTGGTCGGCCTGGATGGACTGGATGATCTGGAAGCGGTTGTCCTCGTCGGCCCATTTGAGCTCGCTAGTGACGCGGGTGGTGGTCTGCACCTTGAACGTCTTGCCGCTCACGTAGTTCAGGTCTTGCTCGTAGGAGCTCTTGGTCTGGCCTTCGGCGGTCACGTCGGCCTCGGCGGCGCCGTTGAAGATCATGTATTCCTTGTCGGTGAAGATCTGCGGGCTGCTCGGGGACAGCGCGGCGATGGTAGAGGTTTCCTTGACCTTGTTGACGACGGCCGTGGCGACGGTCTTGGGCAGGTGGAGTTTGCTGGTGTCCATTGCCATGATGTTGTTCCTTTCTGGGGGATGATTGCGTTTAGAGGTTGGAGAACAGGTCGTCGGCCCATGCGCGTTCGTCGGCGTCGGCGGCCTTGCCGTCGGGGGTCTTTCCCTGGTTGGGCATGCCCTTGGGCTTGGGGTGCGCGTACTGGTCGATGGCCTTCGCGTTCGCGGTCATGGCCTCGAGCGTGTCGCCGTGCAGCAGCGAGGCGGGCACGCCGGTCTCCTTGGAGACCTGCGCCTTCCACTCGTTCTGCTGTCGTTCCGCCTCGTAGGCGGCGTTGGCGGCTTCGAGTTCCTTGATGCGTTTGGCGGCCTTCTCGGCTTCGGACAGCTGCGAGTCCTTGAACTGTTGCAGTTCCTCGGCGGCCTTGCTGTTGTCCTTGGCGCGCTGCTCCCATTTGCGCGAGTGGGCGCGCTGCTCCTCGAACTTCGCCTTCCAGTCGATGTCCTCGCCGGTGTCGGCCGGGTCTCCCGTTGCGGGGTCGCCGGAGCCGCCTTCGTCCGCGCCGGAATCGATGAGACGAAGGTTGTTGCGGAATCGGTGCCAGTGCGGCATGTCGTGCATGATGGTTCTCCTTTGTGGTTGATGGGGCCCGTTCCGGGCGTAAAAACCACCCGTGCGGGTGGTGTGGAGTGGCGGGTGCAGGATTCGAACCTGCGTGGCGTGGTGCAGCCGATTTACAGTCGGCCCCGATCGGCCTCTCTGGCAACCCGCCGTATGGTAGAATCGAGGTAACGGGGATCCCACGTAACCGGCTCTTGAGACCGGCACATAATCCGGGGGGTTATCCCCGTTTTTCTATTTCAATACGATTTGGTGGAATCCTTCCGAGTCGAACACCCACAGCTCTTTGATGTGGGATTCATGACGGGCGTTGTACAGCGACAGTTGGTTGACGAACTTGTCGGGCAGTTTCGTGCTTCCGAAGTCCAGTACGAACACGTCCTTGACAACGCCCTGTTCGACGCCGCCGACGACGGCGTCGTTGATGCGTTGGGCCACGTTCCTGTATTTCAGGCCTGCCGGTGATTTCAGTTCGGCGTCGCATTCGTGGCTCAGCCAGTGAAAGTCGTTGCTGGGCTTGCCGTCATGGCTTTTCGGTATCCACTCGTATTCCTCGCCCAGCTTCTGGAACTTCTCGAGGAACACGATCTCGTGCCGTTCGAGGATTTCCCTGCTCGGGTCGACGCCGACGGCGAGCTGGCGCCGGTACCAGGATTCCGCAGTGCCTTTTGGCTCTCCCTTCATTGACAGGAGTCTGACGGACTGCTCCCACGGCATGGTCGGCGTCGGGTAGACGCCGTCCGTGAACGCCATGGGATTGTCCCGGCGCATGCGCTTGAGCTTCTCCCGGTAGTCGCCGCCTCCCTTGCTGGCTTCCTGCCACATGGCGGTGAGCCGTTCGGGGTTGTATCCGGCGAGTGTCTGGCGGCCCCAGCTGGGGACGATCTGGCAGTCGCAGTCCCGGTGGTATTGCATCTCCAGGCCTGCCGAGTCTTCGCTCAGGTAGGTGAAGCCCCGTGATGCGAGCATGGTGCAGAACGCGCATGTTCTTGCTCCGCGCGGCACTCTGGCCCATCGTGGTTTCGACGGGTCGATGCGCATGTTGCGTTGGGTGGTCAGGCGTGCGGAGGCGTTGATCATGTCGGCGACGAATTGCATCGCGTCATCCGGGTTGCCCAGATCGGGCCACAGGTCTTCGATCGTGGCTCCCGCGCGTGACTGTCCGTTCTTGACCTGCGTGTAGGTCAGGCCGGCGTAGTCGGTGTTGTTGAAGCCGCCCTGCACCTGCCAGAGGGCGCGGTCGGGGTCGATGAGCCGCGTGTGGTCGAAGTCGTCGAGCCGGACGCCCGCGTATTCGCTCCACAGGCCGCGCACGGTGTCGTAGTATTCGTTCGCCAGCTGGGAGGCGTCGCGGGAGAAGTCGCGGATCGCGTCCTTGACGTTCAAAGGGTCGCGGTCGACCATGTTCTCGATGACGTCGGCCGCGCCCTCCCTGAGGTTGTCAAGATCGGTCTGGTAGTCCCTGTATGCCCTGTCCAACAGCCGTTGCAGTTCCGGAGGGGCTTTCGGATTCGCTGCCATCAGCCGCCTCCGTGTCCTGCGTATTCATCCGCTGCTGTCTGAGCTGGTCGATGTTCCGTTGGGCCTTCATCCGCTGCTGGTAGGCGCGGAACGATTGGAGTTCGCCGAAGGTGAGGCCGAGTTTGGCCAGTCCCACGTCGGAATCCGCCCAGTCGCCGTTCACGCCGGCGACCTTCGTGTAGTAGTCGGCTCTTGCCGCGTCGCTCACCTCGCGGGTCGGCGCCCACAGGGGGCGGATGCCGGTCAGGTCGGGCGGCTGCGGGCTGTTGTCGCGCAGTTGCACGGCCATGCCCATGGCGTTGAGGAGCTGGCGGGAGAACATGCGGTTCTGCCGGTTCGCGGTGCGCGTCAGCTGGTTCTCGGCGGCGGCGAGCGCTTCGGCGCTGGTGGGGTTGGCCAGTCGTATGCCGAGTTGTTCGGGTGGGATGTCGGTTTCGGCCGAGGCGAGCATGGCGATGGTTTCGAGCATGTCGCCGTGGGGTTGCATCGATGCCTGGGAGACCTGTTTGAGTTCGGGGATGTCGCCGTTGATGTCGCGGCTGACCGCGTTGATGCTGCTGACGAGCGCGCTCCATGTGTCCTGTTGGAAGGATTCGCGGCTCAGGCCGAGGAACCAGATTTTGGGCACCGAGTAGAATTCGGCGGACGCTTCCATGCGGACCATGGTGCGCATGGCCATGTCGGTCAGGTTCATCAGGGCGCGGTTGATGCGTGAGCGGCCGAAGGGGCGGTCCATCTGCTTGTCGTAGACGATGGGCACCACGGCGACGCGGTCGAGCCGGTTGTATTGGGGTTCCGCGTCCCACCCGTATCCGGTTTTCATGCAGGCGTAGTTGCGGCCGGGCAGCCATGCGTTGAATGCGGTGATGTTGCCCCATTTGTCGCTGTCGGTGATGGTCAGCGCGGCTTTGATGCGGCGGCGGTCGTTGTCCCATAGTGCGGCGGACCAGTCGGCCGAGCGCGGGGTGATGAGGATGCGCTCGTTGTCGTCCGGGTCGTAGTCGATGGTCAGGAAGCTGCAGGAGTGCTTGTAGCAGCTGATGACGGCCTCGCTCATGTCGGTTTCGAGCTCGTTCATGCGCATGATCTCGTCGATGCCGTGGTTGTCGGCTCCGGCGGCGGTCTCGAATCCCTCGAACACGCTCTTGTCGGCGAGCGCGCGCACGCTTTTCTGTGGCCAGCCGACCACGACGCCGGCTTTCTGGGCGACGATGTTCGGGATGCTGATGCCGAGGTTGTTGAAGCGTTGTTTGGCGTCGTAGAACGCGGAGCGTAGCAGGTTGCGTGGGTATTTGTTGCGCCAGAGTTCCAGTAGGCGGGTGATGTCCGTCATGTCGTTGTCGGGCACGTTGGCGATGTGTGTCATGAACGAGGAGCCTGTGGACAGGTAGGGGTTGCCGAAGCTGATGGATTGTTCGCTCATCCGATCATGACCTCCTGTACTCGGTCCGGGTCTCGTTTGGTTATGGTGGTGCCGTAGAGGGCGAGCGTGCATGCCACGAGCGGGCTTATGTCGATGTCGCTGCCCATCGGGTTCCATCCGACGGCGCCGGATTTGCCGATGCTGCGTGTGGTGGCGTTGGCCACGGCCGTGGCGAGCGCCGGTGCTTTGTCGTCCGGCAGGTGGGTGAGTTTGCCGTCTCTGAGCATGTCGAGGAATTTGCCGCAGGCGCGGCCCATGTCGCTGTAGTTGGTGACGATGACTTTCACGTGCCGGGCTTTGAGGTCGGCCAGCAGGCTCATGGCGGGTGATTGCGAGTCGATGGCCACGCTTGCTGTGCGCGGCCAGTGGTCGGCGATGTAGTCGACCGCCCATTGGGTGCCTTTGGATTGGGTGGACTCGAAGCGGCGCAGTTCGATGTGCGCGGTGCCGTCCCTGTGGTTGACGGCGCCGCCGATGGCCAGCGAGCTGCGGTCGGGGTTCATGTCGAGCGCGTAGCCGATCAGTCCTTTGATGTTGGGTGTGTCGGTGGCGGCTTTCGTCCATTGTTCGGGGTTGATGGCCCGATTGGTGGCGGTTTCGTCCCAGATGCCCAGTGCCTCGCGGCGGAAGCTGTCCTTGCCGAGCTGGCGTTGCATGCGCAGCATGCTGGTTTCGCTGGTGCGGCGCGGGAAGCTCGGGTTGGCTTTCCTCCATTGGGCGCGGTCGTCGCTGTCGGCGTCGCGGTCGGCGGAGAATTCCACGTAGAGCATGTCGTCCTCGCCGGCGAGCGCCTGGCGGCGGCGTTCCGTGAACGCTTCGCCGGGGTCGGCGGGGCGCGGTGGGGTGCCGATGTAGAGGACGAGCGCGTTGGGGCTGGTGTTGGTGGCGGGCACCATGTCGCTGATGGCCTGTTCGGTCAGGATCTGTGCTTCGTCGAACACGATGATGTCTACGGCGTCGTTGCCTCGGGCGAATCCCTGGGCTCGTGCGCCGAACAGTATCTTGCTGCCGTTGGCGAAGGTGATTTCCTGCATGCCGTTGCCGCCGCGCACGCCGTCGGTGCGGCCGGAGTGGTCGAGGTATCCGATGAGCGCGGGGTTGCGTACCAGGGTGCGCACGTGGTCGAACGTGTTGCTGTTGGTGCGGTTGTGGTGCGCGGTCCAGATGACGGTCAGGTTCGGGATGAGCGTGCACAGGATGACCACGAGGCTGGAGACGGTGAAGGTCTTGCCGGTCTGGCGGCAGATGCTCAACACCACGCCGCCGACGGAGGCGGCGAACGTGCCGTCGGTCCTTCGGCCGAGGATGAGCGTCAGCAGTCCCTGCTGCCAGCGGTCGTAGCGGATGCCGCATGCTTTGGCCCTTTTGTTGACCTTGGGGAACATGCTGGTGACGATGCCGGAGGGCATGACGATGTGGCGTGCGACCTCAGATAGCTTCGGGTCGGAATTCTCCGTCATCGTCGTCCTCCGGATCTTCTTGCGTCGTCATGCCTTGTGCGGGGTTGCCTTCGAGCCGTTCGATTTCGCGGGTCAGGGCGAGCAGCTGTTTGCTGATGCCGGTCAGGCTGCCCGGCGGGGTGCCGGCGCTGAACATGGCTTCCTTGAGCCGGGCCTGCGTGCGTTTGAGCACGCTCACGTAGTCCTCGGGCCCGTCGTTCATCATCGCCTCGAAATCGGCGGCGGTGAGGGCGTCCATCGCCTCGGGCTCATGTTCCACGTCCCCGGCCGGGGCGGGAGGCGTGGTGATGCGGCTCATGCGCTTGGCCCTGCGGTAGGCGCGCTGCTTGCATTTGGCCGAACAGTATTTCGCTTTCTTTCCACGGCCGGACGGGGTGAACGGCTGGCCGCATTCCTCGCAAATCACCGCGCTCACCTCCAAAAAAACGTAACGGGATAACGTAACGGCCGGCCAAGGCGTTACGTTTTGACATGCCGGGGAGATATCGGCCCTGCGCCCGAGGGGGCTTCGACCGGGACGGACGGGTCTCCTCCCCACGTCACCAGTCGCCGCTCGTCGCCAACGGCATCGAGGTGGCCTTCAGGTCGGCCGTGTACCCCTGTTCGAATGTTTGTTTGATGTGTTCGCGCGCCCACGCGACGCTGTGGTTGGAGCGTATGCGGTTGCACCATCGGTGCGCGAGCCGGCAGTTGGAGAACAGGTAGGGCGAGCCGCCCTTGCTGACCGGGATGATCTCGTCCACCTCGGGCGAGCCCGGCAATCCCGGCGGCAATGATTTGTCCACGGGCCTGCCGCACAGGTGGCACGTGTCATAGGCCGCCAGCACGCGGGCCACGACCTGCCGGCGGCGCCAGCCATTGGCATGACGCCGGTTGCCACGGTGGCCGCTCATAACCCGGCCTCGGCGCACGACCGCTGCCAGGCGTCCACGAACGCCTGCACGGCCCGGCGCATGACCGGTTCGAGGGGGTCGACCACGAGATGGCCGGACGGGGTGACGCTCACGGGCACGGGCAGGGCGTCGATGTCGGCGAGGGTGTTCCCCTTGCACGTGATATGCAGGCTGATGGTCGGCATGCCCGGCATTGTCATGGCGTCATCGCCTCACAATCAAATGAAAAGAGTGGCGGGGCGAACATCACCGGCGCTTTGGACGTGCCGGCGGAGTACTCTCGCCCCATGCAATGCGGTCAGATACGCGAAAACCCAGCCACATGAGCTGGGTTTTTCGACACTTCTGCCACTGCAATCATCGGTGACAGTCGTTCATTTGTCAAATCCTTCGGACGGTCTGGCCTCCTCGCCCGGCAGCTCGTCCACGGGTTCGCCACTGATGACGAGCCTGTAGACGCTGCTGTAGGTGATGCCCTCCGGGGTGACATCGAGCTTGCCACGCTTGCGCCACACGTTGACGGTGTTGCGTTTGAGCGTGATCCCCGCAACCGTGAACGCTTTGGCGATCTCGGCCGCAGAGCCACGCCGGCTGTCATCCCAGCACAGTGTCTTGAGCCGTCGCAGTTTGACCGTCTGCGCTCGCTGTTCCCTCCCACACACGGGACACGTGACCCACTGGTCCGCCGCGCCTGCGGCGAGCATGGTCTCGCATAGTTCGCATGCGCCGATCTCCCTGCGTTGTTCGGGCGGATCCAATGCGAGGTCGACCTTGCGGGCCAGGCCGTTGATGATGTGCATGTACATGCCAGCGTCCGCGAATGTAGAGAGCCTGGGGTGGCCGGCGCATGCGATGAGCGTGGCCTTGAGGTCCTCCATGCGTGGATCCCTATGCCAGTCGAGTGCGTCGATGCCGTCGAGGCAACGCCACAGCTCACGCGCCGTCGCGTCGAGCAGATCCAGCAAATCGAGCACGTCAAGTCGTATCGGTGTCGGCGGCGTGGCCGTCTGGATGCGCACTGGCGAATGCCCGCCCGGATGCAACGTGGCATCCAGCGAATCATGCAACGGCGTGATGTCACGCGCCAATCCCAACAGCGTGCCGGCGAAACGCATCTCGCACGCCATGCAGAGGGTGGTTCCCTCTTCGGTTATATTCTGACAGTTCTGGCAGTTCACGAAACCCCTCCACATCGGCTAAACTGGTTGTTTGCTGACATGCCCTCCGCCTCGTGTGGAGGGTTTCGTTTTTATCTGGTATTTCAGTTCATTCCTCGAACAGCGGCGGTTCGATGAACTCGACCTTGCATGGCGGTTTCGGCCGACCGTCGCCCTCGCGGATGATCGCGCGCACCTCCTCCAACGGCAGGCCCAATTGACGGGCCGTATCCGTCGCGCCGTAGCCGCGCCCGTGCCATGCGAGCACCTTGTCGCGTATCGCCTGACTCGTCACTTCGCAACACCTCCCGTATGCGGATCAATCAAGTCGCATGACATGGCATCGACGCGCTCGCCGGTTCGAGCCTCGATGCATAGGCGGCGAACGTCGCCCGTGGTCTCCACCTGCTGCACGATGCGCTGGCTGGGGCCGGTGTCCATCGCGGCGTACGCGGCCAGGCCAATGGCGGATACGATGGCGAGTGCCAGTATCGCGATGATGATGGTGAACAGGAGTCCGATGGTGGATTCCACCGACCAGCTTTCGCGCCTCATCGGGTGCCTCCGGCGAGCGCACTAATGTAAAAACCGGTGGTGATTAATGTAGTTCTGTGGTGGACTAATGTAGTTTTTTTCATGGTCGTATTTCCTTGAGTACGTTGATGGAGCGGAAGAGTTCGGTGTTGAGTGTGGGGTTTCCGTTGGCGTCCGGTTTGATGACGGTGACGAGATTGTCGGCGTCGGTGAGTGTCCACCAGCCGTTCTGCATGAAGCAGGAGAGATAGCCGTCCAGTGTTTGGCCTCTCCTCGTGAGTCCGATGAACCGGTGCAGGTCAAGCTCTCCCGGCGTGGAATGCCGCCAGTCGATGCTTTCGCTCACGTTCATTCCTCCGGCTCCTGTGATTCGTTGTAGAAGTCTTTGGGAGTGATGGTCACGCTGATCTGGCATCCGGCGGCGAGCGCCGCGCTGATGATGTCGGTGATGTTCGTGTTCTCGTTCATTCTGCTGTTCCTTTTTTCTGGATTGTTGTGATGATTGCGCGCACCCGGTTGCGGTAGATGGCCTTGTTGCCCTCCGGCAGTCTGTTCCAGTCTGAGTCAAGGAGCAGGCCGGAACTGTTGCAGTCCGAGTAGTAGAGCTGTTCGGCGGCGGCTTCCACTTCCAAGCCGGTGGGCTCCCGCTGAGCGCCGAACATGTACGCCTCCTGCAAGTCGTCACTGGTGTAGACCTGGGCCAACGTGTCGTGCACGTCGTCCACCGTGCGTTCGGGGTAACGGAAGCACGCCTCCTTGCTGATGATGCTCATGATTCTTCCTTGGTTTTCATGGCGTTGACGGCTGCGAGCGCCGGCCCCGTCATGAGGGTGAGGTAGTGCCGGTATTCCGTGATGTCCCTGTCCAGGCAGTCGTGGACGCGGTGCGTGGGCTTGGCCCTGTGCGTGTAGGGGTCTCGGCCGAGCGTCTTGGCTGTGAGGCGCAGTGCGGTCAGGTCGAGTGCCCGGTAGGAGAGTAGGTCGTCGATGCGTTCCGCGGTTGCGCAGAATCTGAGGATTATGGGCAGGTCGAAGCGTTGGATGTTCGTGCCTGCGGGGTGCAGCGTGTACATGCCGCTCATGTCCTTGATGAATCTCACGGTCTTCCGTGCGATTGCCTCGGGCGAGCAGTGGACGGGGTCGCTGGTCTCGCATTGGGCGAGCAGACCGTTGTTCAGATGCAGGTCCAGGGCGGGCAGTTGCGCGGAGAGCATGGTCTCCCGGCTGATGTGGACGACCGCTTCGAGGAGCGCGTGCTCTCGCATCGCGTCCAATGTGGTGCAGCGCAACCCAATCTCCAGTATCGAACACTTGTTCGCATCTAATCCGGTGGTTTCCACGTCCATCCACAGCAAAGCGTCTGGTTTTTCGGGGCTCATAGTTCCTCCCCGTGGTCGGCGAGCGCGTCGGCGATGGCTTCGCGGATGATCCGGTGTTCGGCGAGGGTGAAGCCTTGGGGGATGATGATGGTTCTGGTGCCTACGGGTGTGTCGGGTGGGATGAGCATGGTCACGCTGGTGGAGTCGTCGCGTAGCGTGAAGTCCACGTTGTCGATGACGCCGGTCATGCAGGCCGTGTTGTAGGTGTTGGGGTTGGTCATTGTTGGTTCCTTTCGTGTTCGATGAGGCGGTCGAGGCAGGCGAGGGCCGAGTCGGGGAAGCCTTGCCGGAGTTTCGCCCATGTGTGCGCTTCGGCGTCGGGGATGGTGGGATCGTTGGCGAGGGTGTCGAGGATGGCGTGTTGTTGGCGTGTCCATGCGATCTTCTCGTCGTGGTCGATGACGCGGCAGAGGTACCATCGGGCTTTTTCGAGGTCTTCGACGGGCCGGCCCTTGCCGTGGTAGCGCCAGAGGTATTTGATGGCGTTGCCGAGGCAGAAGCTGGTGTCGGCGGTCAGTTCGATGCACTCCATGCCCGGGTGCGAGCGTGTGTAGTGGTTTGGTGAGTTGACGGGGTCGTTGGCCCATGTGGTGTGCATGCTTACCAGTCCTTTTCGAGTTCCTGGCAGTCGGGGCAGATGGATGACGTGGTGTCGGTGAGCGGTGCGCCGCAGATCGCGCAGATGGTCGGATCGTTGGCCGGTTCGGGTCGGTGGGCTGCTTCCAGGAGGCGGCGGATGAGTTCGATGGTCTGCGGGGCGGGGGTTGCGGGTATTCGTTTGCCGGTGTTCATGATTGTGTTCCTTGGTGTCCGGCTCGCATGATGTCGAGGTAGGCGGTGTAGTCGTTGATGTCCCTGTGGATGCAGTCTTGGACTCGGTGGGTGCCTGCGTGGTTCTGGTAGGGGTCGCGGCCGATGGCTTGGTCGGTGAGGCGCAGGGTGGTGAGGTCGAGTTTTCTGTGGTGGAGTCCTTCGGCGATGGGGTGGTTGAGGTGGCGGCTGAGGTGGACGTCGAGTTGGCGTAGGTCGAAGTCCACGTTGGTGCCGGCGGGGTGGAGTGTGTATTGGCTGAGTTGGTCGTTGAGGAATTCGTGGATGTTCCATGCGGTGTGCTGGTAGTCGTAGGTGTCCTTGGGTGCTTCGGCGCTGGCGAGCATGAGTCCGTTGGCGAGGTGCATTTCGTAGGCTTTCAGGAGTTCGGGGTAGTTGGCCCAGTTGCGTATGTTGTCGGGGTGGACGATCAGGTGGAGGCTGTCGTGGGGGTGTTTGCCGGTCATGTCGGTGACTTGCATGCCGACTTCCAGGAGTTCGCACTGGTAGGGGTCGACGCCGGTGGTTTCGGTGTCGATCCAGAGGAGCATGTCGGGTTTTCTTGGCGGGCGGGGCGGGTCGAGGGGGATGGTCCGGTGGCCGATGGCGAGGGTTGTCGTGGTGTCGTTCATTCGTTGCCTTTCTTGATGTTGATGTGGGTGGGGAGGTCTTCGGGTGGCGGGCATGAATGCCATTGGCCGTCGGTGTCGAGCAGTATCCAGCCGCGCCGGCAGCTGTACACGGGCACTTGGCTTGGCTCGGGGTCGTAGCTTTTGAGCAGGTAGCCCAATGCTCGGGCTTGTTCGGGGTGTTGGTGGATCCATCCGTGGCATCCGGTGCTGTTGTCCGTGCCGCACACGTCGATGACGTTCGATGGCGCGTGCCGTTCGGGGTCGCCGTATGTCTGGCTGCGGCGTTTCCTGTGGTGGTGGCTCATGCCGGGCCAGTTTCCCGCACGCAGGTATCGGTCGCACACGATGCACCGGTTGGACTCGCGGCCTTCCACGAGGCGCAGGGTCTCGGATGTGGGCTGGTCGCTCATGCCTGGCTCCTTTCGTTGATTTCCTTGACGAGCCTTGCGGCCACGGTCTCCGGCTCTTCGCCGGTTTTGACGTGGGCCCAGAACGTCTGTTCGACGCTGTCCGTCCACGTGCCTGAGGGGACTTGGCTGATGGCGTGCTGGTTGAGCCATTGGCGGGTGATGCCGCCCCATTCGGTGTGTGCCGGTGTGTTTGACAGCCATTTGACGTATTGCCGGTTTTCGAGCCATTTGCGCATCGATGGCGTGAACCGGTCGCCGTCCTGGCGCACGGTTTGGGCGTAGCGGATGACGGCTCCGAGCAGTTGGCTGGCCTCGACGTGCGGCACGGTCGGGTCGCCGCCGGTGATGGCCCGCCACAGGTTTCGGGCCTGTTCCCGATTGCCGGTGTGGCTCGGGTACCGGTCCCAGGCGAACGCGAACGGGTCGGCCTCGGCCAAGGCCTCGGCTTCGGCGAGGCTCGTCACCGGCCTGGCGTGGCCGGATTCGGCCATGGCTTGGCTCGGCTCGGCCGACTCCGGTTCGGCGTTCGGCGCGGAGGGGGCTACAGGGGAGGTAAGGCTAGGTATGGTTAGGTTAGGACCGGTTGCTTCGTTTGCTTCGAAGCAATTGCTTCGTTTTGCTTCAGACGTTTGCTTCGGTTTTGCTTCACCGTTTGCTTCACCGTTTGCTTCACCGTTTGCTTCATGGTTTGCTTCGGTTTTGCTTCGCGGTTTGCTTGAAGCACTTGCTTCGTTTTGCTTCGAAGCATTTGCTTCGCGTTTGCTTCGCCGAGACTCGCCCGAAGCGACGCCGCCGGCATGCCCGGCCTTGGCTCTTTTCTCCTTGAGTTCGCTGCCGGAAGTGCCGCCGAATTTCATCAGGGTGTCGGCCTCGACCACCATCCACCGGCCGGCGGCGAGCGCCGGTTCGAGCATTCCCGCGGCCTCCAGCTCCGCCACCTGCCGTGCGTTGCCTTTCAGCGAGCGCACGACCGTGAGGTCGAATGCGCCGTCGAATGCGGGGAATCGGAGTTGGTATGCGGTGTGCACGCAGAGTCTGACCCACAGGCCCAACGCGGCGTTGGATACCGTGCCGGGCATGGTCTGCGGGCTGAAGTTCAACCCGTCGTCTATCTGGGTCCATGTCATGGTTCACTCCGCCTCTTCGTCTTCAACGGGCAGATATTCTCCGTTGAGTGCCTTGTTTTCCTCGTCGCTGGTGGGGTATCCGAGGTCCTCGAGTGCCCGGTAGTAAGTTTGGGCGAGGGTGATGTCGTCCTTGTTGGCCCATGTGCCGGGTTTGATGAGTGCTTCGATCTGGGCGCACAGGATGAGCAGGAGCTCCCTGTTCGCGGCTCCCTCGACGTGCTGGCGGCGATGCAGTTCCGTGAGGTTCTGTTCGCGCCACAGCCCCCTATCGCTCGTGTCGCCGTATGGCAGCGGCGTGGCGGCGAGCAGATTGTATGCGTCGAGCACGTTGTCGATGTTGTTCCATGAGGCGCCGCTGATCAGTCCGTGGCAGAGTTCGGTGCCGGTCAGCGCGAGCAGGCTCAGACGCGTGGTGGCCTTGCGCAACTGGCCGCCGTTGAACCCGGTGGCGTGCTTCCTGATCCAGTCCGTGCGCAGCGTGTACGCCAGCCTGTCGAATTCCTTGCGGGCGGCCAGCGCCTCCTGGAATGCCGCCTTCTCCCGTTCCCTCCGCTCGCTCTTGGCGTCACGTTCGGCGATCTCCTCAGGCGACAATTGCGGGAAGCACAATACGGTGCAGTCGCTGAACCGGATTATCGGCTGTCCGTACGGGTTGGCCTCATGCCATTTCTTCCACCATTTTTCGAACTGGTCGGGCTCGCCGCTCCACACGTCGTAGAACCGGTAGCCCTCCGGCGTCGTCCACGCCGAAGCCGAGACATCCACAGTCAGGCCCAGAGCTTCAAGCACTGTTCTCATGCTCTGCTGCCACGCCTCGACGCGAACCCGCGACCGCAGCTGGCCACGCTTCCAATCCCAGTTCTTGGTGCCCGCCATCGAAGCCAACTCAGCCATCATGTCGAGATGAGCCTCGAACTCCGCAAGATCATCCAACTGGGAAAGCGACAACTGAGCGAACGCCTCCGACCCGGAACGCACATCAGCGGGAATGCGCGCAATCCTCAAACGGCCACGCACAAACGACTCGCTACGCCCCGTCTTCGCCGCAAGCTCACCCACACCGACACCCAAGTCCAACAGTCCCTGATACCCGTCAGCCTCCTCCAACGGCGTCAAATCGGAACGCTGGCAATTCTCCACCAGCATCAACTCACGCTCCGTGCGAGCGTCCATCTCGCGCACAACACACGGCACCCGCTCAATGCCAGCCAGCTTGCACGCCGCCAAACGACGATGACCAATCACCACACGAAACAGGCGCTCGCCGTGTTCCTCGTGGTCGGGGGTGACCACGAGCGCCTGCTGCAACCCCTGTTCCTTGATGCTGTCGGCCAACTCGGTGACGTCGCCCACGTCCTTGCGGGGATTGTTCGGGTTGAGGATGAGGTTCTTTACGTTGATATCGATGATGTTGATAGCCACTGAATCGGGTCACTGCTCCTTGATCGATAGGTTCTGGTGTGCTGGAAGGTGCGGCATGCGCTTCCTGCGGCGGCGTTGGCGCTCGTGCTCCAGTTGTTGGCGTCCGTGCTTGCGTTTGCTCATGATTCCTCCTTGATTTCGCCGGTGTCCGGATCCACACCAGACGTGGGCAGATCACGCCACGGATCCAACAAACTGCGCTCGATATCCGCCTTCACCACGCGCTCGCGGGCCTCGACCGGATAGTTAATGAGGTCGTTGACCGCGTTGGCGGCGTCGAAGATGTGCTGCGAGAGATCGCAGGCGTCGTACAGGGCGTCGGTGATGGGGTCGATGTTCTTGTATTTTTCGATGTATTCGTCCTTGGTGGCCAGGTCGAGCATCTTGCTGGCCGCGATGCGGAACGCGGCCGCGGCGTCCTTCATGCGTGATGCCTTGGCTGTCAGGGCGAGCAGCATGAGCGGTGTTATTTCGTCGGGGATGAGTGCGTCCTGCACGCCATCGGTCTTTTTCTTTCGTGACATTGAATCTCCTTAGAATTCGGGGTCGGAATCGTTTGATGGGAAATCGTTGGAAGTGCCGAACGTGGCGCCGGGAGAGGCGGGTGCCGTCTGAGCCCACGGGTCGTCTTCCGGCATGCCGGGGTTCTGGGCCGGGGAGCTGTTCTGCCAGCCCTGCCCGTTGGCGGGTTTGGCCGGGTCCCCATACGTGCTGCCGCCCGAGTAGCCGCGTCCGGACTGCACGCGCGTCACCTGCGCGGTCGCGTACCGCAGCGAGGGGCCTATCTCATCGATGGTCATGTCGATGACGGTTCTCTGGGAGCCGTCCTGCGTCTGATACGAATGCTGCTTCAGCCGGCCGGTGGCGATCACTCGCATGCCCTTG